GAGTTATCCATGTCAGAAGCAAATGTAAGAACGGCAGATAATGTCGTAACAAGCGATAATTTAGCGGAATGGACTGCTAATAAACTTGGTTTAGCTAGTGAAGAAGCCCCTGTTGCGGCTGAAGCAGTCGAGGAAACTCCTGATTCAGAGCCAACAATCAAGGCTGAAGCTGAGAGTGAACCAGAGGCAGAAGATGAAGCGCAAGTAACAGACAAGCCTAAACAAAATCCCAAACTTGAAAAACGATTTTCTGAGCTTACAAAACGAGCCAAGCAAGCCGAAGCCGACAAAGCAAACTTAGAAGCACGTTTACAAGAACTTGAGAGCAGACAAACCCCTGCAACCCAACAAGTTGATCCTGTCATCGAAAAACCACAAGCATCGCAGTTTAATGATGCTTTTGAATACGCTGAAGCATTAGCCGAATGGAGCGCAGAAAAGGCATTAGAACAGCGTGATATACAAGAACAGCAACGCAAAGTAGATGAGCAGAGAAACGAAGTAATCAAGTCGTGGTCTGCAAAACTCGAAGCTGCTAAAGCTGATCTTCCTGACTTTGACGATATGGTAGCTTCTAGCAATGTACAAGTACGAGATGAAGTACGAGATGCAATCCTAGAATCAGATGTAGGCCCACAAATCCTATATCACCTAGCATCAGATGACGATTACGCTAATAAATTGGCAGCAATGCCGACTAATAAAGCACTCAAGGAATTAGGGAAATTGGAAGTTCAATTCGAGCGTAAAGAAGCTCCTATTGAGAAAAGCGAACCTGTTGCTAGAAGTAAAGCACCAGCACCGATTAAGCCAATCACAGCAGGAAAAGGAACGTCTGACGTTCTCATTGACGGAAATGGCGCATTTCATGGCACATACGCTCAATGGAAAGCTGCAAGACAGGCTAAACGGATACGCTGATAAACCCAATATTTAATAAAGGAAATAAATCATGGCAAATAATTTGCTAACCATTTCCAAGATCACTAACGAAGCATTGATGGTCTTGGAAAACGAATTAACATTTACATCAGAAGTAGATCGTAACTATGATGATCAATTCGCTGTAGTTGGCGGTAAAATTGGTAACACAGTTAACGTTCGTAAACCAGGTCGCTTCATTGGTACAACAGGCCCAGCTCTGAACGTAGAAGATTTCAATGAAACTTCTGTACCTGTAACATTGTCAACACAGTTCCACGTTGACACACAGTTCACAACACAAGATTTGGCATTGTCTTTAGATATGTTCTCTGATCGTGTATTGAAGCCTGCTGTAGCTGCTATCGCCAACAAGATTGACCGTGATGGTACTTTGCAAGCTGCTAACAACACAGCTAACATCGTTGGTACTGCTGGTACGCCCCCAACAGGTTTAATTACCTATTTGACGGCTGCTGCTTACCTTGATTCTGAAGGCGCACCTCGTGATGGTCGTAGATCATGTATCGTTGAGCCGTTCACTTCCGCTACTATCGTTGACAGCTTGAAAGGCTTATTTGTGCCACAAGAAGCTATTGGCGAACAGTATCGTAAGGGTTTGATGGGTCGTGACTCTGCTGGTATGAATTGGAAAATGGATCAGAACGTAGTAGCTCACCAATTTGGTAGCTTTGCTGGTTCTGCAACTATTACTGGTTCAAGCGGTTTCTTGACAAGTGGTTGGGCTTCTAGCTCTAACATCACTTTGACATTAACTTCTGGCGTTAGCTTAAATCAAGGCGATACATTTACAATCGCTGGCGTTTATGCAGTTAACCCACAAAACCGTCAAGCCTATGGTTCAAACAAGTTGCGTAACTTTGTAGTTAATACTGCTGTTAGCGGTTCAGGTGGTACTATTTCTGTAAACGTAAGCCCAGCTATCATTACTGCTGGTCAGTTCCAGAACGTATCTATTCCTTCAACCAGCTCTACTGCTGCTGTTAGCTTCTTTAACCAGTCTGGTACTGTTTCCCCACAAAACATCATCATGCACCGCAATGCGTTTACTCTCGCAGTAGCCGACCTTGAGTTGCCAGAAGGTGTTCACTTTGCAGGTCGTGCAAGCGACAAGGAAATCGGTCTGTCAATGCGTGTAGTTCGTCAATACACCATTAACAACGACTCTATTCCTACTCGTTTAGACGTTCTGTATGGTTGGGCTAACTTGTATCCTGAACTCGCTTGCCGTGTTGCAGCTTAATTTAACGGATAACGAAAGGAAACTATATGTCTAATCCAGGACCAGCAGTAACTAACTCGATTCATCCACAGAATCTAGGTACAAACCAAGCTCTGCGCCTTTTGGCAGTAAGCAAAGGTGTAAGCCTAGCATCTGATACTGATACCGCAGTTAACGTAATTAACACTTCTAGCTATGTTCCAGCAACTGTTTTGATTGCTAATGCAAACAATTCAGGTTCTGCAATCTCTAGCCCAGCAAGCGTTTATTTTGGTATCTACAATGCTCCATCACAGGGCAACACAACCGCTGCAATTCTCACAACCGCTACTTTGCCTGCTAGTTTTACCAGCACAACGTATGTTGATGTAGTTGCTGCAAGTTACCCTGCTTTGGCGCAAACAGCACAAACTTTGTATGTAAACGTAGCTACTGCTACTGTTTCAGGCACAGTTGACGTGTATGTTTACGGCTACGATTTATCAGGCCCACAGCAGTAATTTTGTAGTAAAGTAGAAACCCACCCCCTAAAAAGGGTGGGTTTTTCACATTTAAGGGGAATCAATGAAAACAATTATGATCGGGCTTCCTTGCTATTCAGGCAAAGTCCATGTGCAAACTATGCGAGCTTTAATGGGCGATGTCATTTTATTGCTCTCAAAAGGCTATAAATTTATGATTGCAGAAGATGTTGGAAATAGCGATATTGCAGCGTGTCGAGCAGCTATCGTAGCCACCTTTTATCGTTCTATAGCTGATGAATTGATCTTTATTGACGATGATGTTTTTTGGACACAAGGCGATATGGTCAAATTAGTAGAATATCCAGTAGATGTTGTAGGTGGTGTTTACCCTAAAAAGACAGAAGAAGTCGCTTTTCCTGTTCGCATGGATTTAAAAGAAGAATACAGAACAGACTCAGAAACAGGTTTGATGGAAGTGGCTGGACTTCCTGGCGGGTTTATGAAAATTACTCGTAATTGCGTAGAACAGATGATTAAAGCCTACCCCAAGACTACCCAAAGAAGCACTAATGAAAGCTCAGAATTTTGGCCATTCTTTGATCCATTGGATATACCTGGTGATCGTTTAAGTGAGGATTTCAGCTTTTGCGAGAGATTCCGTCAAATCGGTGGAAAAGTCTGGGCTGACTTTGAAATGGAAATGGGTCACATAGGGTACAAATCGTATAAAGGAAGCATGGGAAATTACTTGAGAAGTCTAGAAAACAATGTAAAATAGTTGTAGATTTACAACACACCCCCTTTGCAAAGGAAAAACTATGTCATTTCAAACAACTCCAGCACGTGGAAATATTCTTTATAACTTCCTCGTTTATCCATCTTTAACCCCAACTTCAGTATCAGCTTCTTCTACTGCTGTCCAGACCTTTACTATTCCTGGTCTAGCTGTAAATGATGCAATCAGCGCAACTTCTGCTGGCGCACAAACAACTGGCATTACAATAGCTAATACTTGGGTTTCTGCTGCTAACGTATTGTCTATGCAACTTGTTAACGCAAGCACTTCTGCTTTGACTCCTTTTGTTGGCACATATATCCTTGCTTGTGATCGTTTAGAAGGCACAATCCTCCCAACTAACGCAGCTTAAGGATAAAACATGGCTAACGTATCAGCATATCGTTTTGTAGGCCCTACAACGGCTATTAGCGTTAGTGGCACTTCTTCTACTTCTGTAACGATTGTCCCTAACGGAAACGATCAAGCGAACTTTTGTGGCTTTTTGAATACTGGCTCTAGTCCTGTTGCTATTACGATTACTCCTGCTATTGCAGGAACAACGACAACAGCACCATCAGCCGTATTGCCATCAGGTGGAAATACCAGTCAGAGCTTTGTATTGGGTGTAGCAATGTCCCAGCCTACAGTTTTGGCAGTTCCCCCAAGTTTTGCAATTACAGCGATTGGAACAAGTGGCACACTATATGTGTTGCCAATGGTAGATCAGAACTAAGGAAAAATTATGGCAAACCCAGGCGTTGCAAGCAGTTCAGTTATCAATTTATTACCAGTTCAAGCTGAATATGATGCCAATGGCAACTGCTTGGGTCTATATGGTCAAGGTGGAAATGCACTACAAACACCATTAAATGCTACTAATTTAAGCATTGAAGGCAATTTAGTAATTTCAGGAAGCAATCCTACTTTAGGTTCAGGATGGGGAACTAGCCCTACTATTCTTGCTAATAATACTTTTTGCTTTAAAGTAACAGTTGGCACAGGTGGCGCAGCTAATGGAACAATCAATCTTCCTACAGCTCCTAATGGTTGGTTAGGCTTTGCTGCGGATGTAACAAGCGGTAATGCTGTATTTTTGCAACTGACAGGAAGCACATCCACTTCAGTTACATTTACTAGCTATTCTGTAACAACTGGTGCTGCTGCTAATATGTCTGCTGGAGATGTAGTTTTAGTTAACTGTATCGCCTATTAAGGGTAGATTATGGCTACAGGGCCAGCTTTAACGCAGGATCAGAATTTACTGCCTGTTCAGGCTTACTTTAACCTAGATGGGTCTTTTAATACCTTTATAGGTCAAGGTCAGCCTTTTTACGCTTCAATAAATCCTGTTCAATCAGGGTTAACCATTACCAATAGCACGATTGATAGCACGACTATTGGTGCTACAACCCCATCTACGGGTGTTTTTACTAATGTTTCAGCGACTACAGGGCAGATTGCAACAAGTCCTACAGGTACGACCGATATTGCCAATAAGCTGTATGTAGATACAGTAGCTCAAGGGCTAAGTCCTAAAGCAGCCGTTAAATGCGCCACTTTAAGCAATATTACATTGTCAGGCTTGCAGACGATTGATGGCTACACGACTCTTGCAGGCAATCGAGTCCTTGTTAAGAATCAAACCAACACCCCTGATAACGGCATTTATATAGCCTCGTCAGGGGCTTGGACTCGTGCAGTTGATATGGATGTATGGGCAGAAGTGCCAGGGGCTTATACAGTCGTTTTAAATGGCTCACAAGCCGATACTGGATGGGTATGCACCTCATCTGATGCTGGCACAATCGGCACAACCCCAATTACTTGGGTTCAGTTCTCAGGATCAGCCACTTATTTTGCGGGCACAGGGTTAACGCTAACTTCAAACACATTTAGCATTACCAACACAGGCGTTTCAGCTAATACTTATGGTTCTGCTAGCGCAGTTCCTGTCTTAGCCGTAAATGCTCAAGGACAGATTACTAGCGCAAGTAATACAAGTATCGCAATTAGCTATACGCAAGTTAGCGGTCTTGGCACGATGTCAACGCAAAACGCTAACAATGTGGCAATTACAGGAGGCTCGATCAATGGCACTACTATTGGCGGTTCTTCTGCTGCCGCAATTACTGGTACTACTATTACTGCTACTTCTTCTTTTAGTGGATCAGGTAGCGGGCTTACCGGAACAGCATCGGGACTAAGCATTGGTGGAAATGCTGCGACTGCAACATCTGCAACAAGTGCAGGATCAGTTACAAATAGCGTAACTTTTAACAATAGTGGCTCTGGTTCGGCTAGTGGGTCAACTTT